CTTCCAAGACGATCAAAGCTACCTATCTAATGTCCGAAGCAAAAGCGTTTCAAGCCTATTGTAAGTTTCTGGCATTGAAGCAACACTTCTCAAAAGGTTCCTATGACTATTTCAAATACAATGGTTCCACAAGATCGAGCCTAAATAGTTTTAAGACCAAAAAAGATAGATTTTTTTATGAGAAGGTTTCTAGGAAGTATGATGAAAATGAGCTTGTTGAGTTTTTTGTTTCTAACTTGATTGATAATCAAAATGTATGGATAGGAGAACTTGCGCGTAATACTGAATGTGATGAGAAATATATTTCTTGGAAAAAACGCATTCAAGCCTTGACATATAATTTCAAGTCTGATATACTTACGCTCAAAGAAAAAACAGAAGACTTTAATGAGTTGTTTGTTAGTTTGCCACCATACACAGAGTATCCAAAACTTTTCGATATATATCAAGAGCGGGATATTCAACTAGAAACGATTATTGGAATTGATACTGTCTTGGGTTGTTTTGAGAACTGGAATCGTAATTACAAAGGTGACATTATATGGGATGACTTTTATCACTTGTGTAAGCAATACACGCCTTTCTTGAAGTATGATGTGGCAAAGAGGAATAAGTTCAAGAAGGTACTACGAGAGGAATTTTCGTGATTAAGAACCTCATAAGAACAGTTAGAATATACAGAAATTTGAGGCAAAAATATACAAGACTTCAAATAGAAAATCGACAACTGAAATCAATGATTACAAATCTGGAAAAGGAAAATACAAAGCTGAAGGATGTTGTGGTTTCCTCTGTTGAACTGGTAGATAGTTACAAGCATGGAATGACACAACTAAGAAAATATTTTCAGCAACAAGTAACAGAACGATACTACTCAAACGAAGAGTATGAGCAGTCAGAAGATGAGGAGGAAGAAGTAGACATATATAAAGCATTGAGAAAGAAAACTACCGTACACTAAAAAATACAAATATACAACAAATAAAATCAATACAAAAAATACGAGGTAAGTTATTATGTCAACATCATTTAGTCAACTCAAGAAGTCAAGCCAGAGCAGCCTGAAGAGTCTTTCCAACGAACTGGAAAAGCTCAACAGCAACGCAACCGGAAACTCCAATCAGGATGATCGTTTCTGGAAGCTGAGTGTGGACAAGGCGCAGAATGGTCATGCGGTCATTCGGTTTCTTCCTGCTCCTTCTGGCGAGACTGTTCCTTGGGCTCGAATCTGGTCACACGGTTTTCAAGGACCGGGTGGTTGGTATATCGAGAACTCTTTGACCACGATTGGTCAGAAAGATCCGGTTTCGGAGTATAACTCAAAGCTCTGGAACTCGGGTATCGAAGCGGATAAGGAAACGGCACGAAAGCAGAAGCGAAAGCTCCAGTACGTTTCCAACATCTTTGTCGTCAGTGATCCTTCAAATCCTGAGAACGAGGGGAAGGTCTTCTTGTTCCGTTATGGTAAGAAGATTTTTGATATGATTAACGACAAGATGAATCCTGAGTTTGATGATGAAACTCCGGTGAATCCTTTCGATCTTTGGTCTGGGTGTAACTTTCGCCTTCGCGCTCGGCAGGTTGCCGGGTTCCGAAACTACGACAAGTCTGAGTTTGATTCTTCATCGGCTCTGCTTGAGGATGATTCGGAGCTGGAGCGCATTTGGAATACTGAGTATTCCCTTGAAGCGTTGACTGCTCCCGACCAGTTCAAGTCGTATGAAGAACTCAAGGCTCGCTTTGAGAAGGTTATCGGAAGCTCCGATTCCTATGGTACGGCAGCGGATTCGTTTGACGAGCCGGTTGCTAACTATGAGGAGTCTGCTTCACTTGATGACGATGACGACTCTCTTGATTATTTCAAGAAGCTGGCTGAAGACGTTTAGTATCGTCTCATAGACCAAATGAACCCCCCTGCGTTTCGGCGCGGGGGGGTTTTTTCGTTTTGGTTGCGTTTTTATTACGTTTCGTTTACGGACCCGTTTTTTGATGTTCATATTCATAAATAGTTTCAAATCTGTAAAGGAGATGTAACACTATGAAGAAGATGTTAATGGTTTTGTTGCTGGTTTGTTTTATTGTTCCTGTTGCGAGTGCGGAAGAGGATGAATGGAAGATTAGTTGGAATAAGAACCTGAAGTTTAGTAAGACTGACGGAAGCACCGAGATCAAACTTGGTGGTAGAATCCAGCAGGACTTTGCTGTCCTTGCTCCTTCAAATGGGCTAAAGAATAAGGTGCCATTGAATGATGATGCTGGATTTGGTACAGAGTTTCGTCGAGTGCGTATTGCTCTGGCTGGTAAGTTTGTAGAGGATGTTATTTTCAAGACACAATACGACTTTGCTTCAAAGGGAAATCCTGTAGACGATGACACTCCCGGTTTCAAGGATGTTTACATTGGTGTCAAAGGCATTCCTTATTTTGGAACGATCAAGGTTGGGCACATGAAGGAACCGCTGAGTCAGGAGATGATGCAGAGCAGCAATGATCTGACCTTCATGGAGCGTGGATTATCTTATATGTTTGTCTCCGATCGAAACACGGGTATTCGCGCAGAGAACACTGCGTTTGACAAGAACCTCACATGGCAAGCAGGTGCCTTTGTTCCTTCTGGTGACAAGGGATACAATCCACCACGAAACGATGAGTTTCATTTGACTGCTCGTGTGACTGGAACTCCAATCTTCGAGATGGACGAGAAGTCTGCTCACATTGTTCATCTTGGATTGGGATCAACCTATCAGTTTGGAAAGAACACTCTTCAACGATTTGCTGCTCGACCTGAATCTGACATTGCTGGTAAGTATATCAACACCGGAGTATTCGAGCGTGGTGACAGATTTACCTTTGGAGCAGAAGCAGGATACGTCTATGATTCATTCGCACTTCAGGGTGAATACATGGGAACGAGTCTGGAAAGCAGTTATCTACATGGTGGATACGCAGAGGCTAGTTATTATCTAACTGGAGAACATCGAAACTATAATCGAAATCTCGGCAAGTTCAATAACCGAGTCGATCCACTCGATAAGAAGATCGGAGCTTGGCAAGTCGCAACACGCTTCTCATATCTTGACGCGAATGACAATGATATTCGTGGTGGAACCGAGAAGAATGTGACAGCAGGCGTCAACTGGTTCTACCGAAAGAACCTGAAGATTTCACTAAACTATGTTTGGGCTGACATTGCTCCCGGCGGTGATTTGAGTATTGTTCAAGCAAGAACACAGATTTTGTTTTAGAAAATATTCTTGAGCTTCTGTGTAATCAAAATAAACAGAAGAGATATTCCAATCATTAGTGAGAATCCGTTTTCTGGAACAGTTCTGGGATTAGACCAATCAGAGCATCCGTTGAGATTACATGCTCTCACGAGAATCCATCCGTTTTCATATGGAAGTGTATCCGTCAGTATATCGACACATCTTGATATATTGTCGGATACACACAAATCCACTTCAGACTGTGGAATATCTTCGATTCTCTGTTGTTGATAATCTGTCAACCACTTTTCACAAAGTGATGTTGTTATTGCCTCGTTACAATCGAAATACATCGAGGCATCTAATAGTGGAACATTGATTAGATCAGCAGGAAATCCGTCAACACCAAGATTATACATTCCAACTTCCCAGTAGTCTGGGTTTTGATCCGAACTATCCGAACTCTCTAACCAACTTTGAAAAGGTTGTGTTAGATGTAGAATTGGCATTTATAAGTTATTTACCTCTGAAAGTGTTGGGTCTGTTCTCATGTCCATTGGAATGGGTAGTGGTACGGATTGTGCCGATCCACCATATCCACCACCACCTCCACCACCAGCATTAATGACAACTGGGGCTGATGCTGATGATGATGCGGCTATTCCAGCATCTTGAATGTGTGATGCTGCTGCTTGATGACGACCACCGCTAGGCATAGCAGTATCCTCTCCACTTGAAGGATAAGATGGAGATAGTGCGACCGAAGATACAACAGATTCGCCTAATGCTTTTTGAAGTTCTTCACCTCCTTTATATTCATACCCAGAAAGCCGTTTAAGTTTCTTGGCTGTTCTTGCTATTCTCGCTTTCTTTTTCCTAAGCCCTGCTGGAGTTTCTGGCGTACTGGTATCTAAAAGTGCCGCTTTTTCAAATTTGTTGAGTGATTCAAATGCTTGTTTAAGTGGAATTTTTTTGGGTTTTTCTTTGCTCACACCGGGAGATGGTTTCGCTTCAGGTTTTGGTGGTTCATTATATTTTTCTACTCCACCGGGCGCTGATGGTTGTGATGCCGAATCTCCCATAGCCTCTGAGCTTGGAGCCTTTTCATCATCAGATCCCCAAGAGAACCAACTACTTCCAGAATCGTCAGTCCCATCTTCTTCATCATCGCCAAAGCCGAGAAAGTCTTTGCCCCAGTCTAACGCCGCGCCCCCTGCTGCTAATGCATTCTTCACAATGGGATTGTCTTTGATAGCATCCATAAATGAATTGAACATCTCTTTAATTTTTTCTGGTATCGCAAAAATAAAATCAACAACCGGCTTGACATAAGATGAAATATCAATCTCACCCATGTCATTCAATTGTTTTTCAAACTCTTCAAAACCAAGAAGACCGGCTATAAACGCAACGGTATCTTTTAGAAAGTTCAGTGGAACGTCTATAAGATTTTCTATTAGTTTTTCAAAGCCTTTGGTTATTCCGCCCTGAAGACCATCCTCTTCATATCCTTCCATAAATCCTGTGACGAATGAAATGATTCCTGTTACAAGAGTGATAGGCCAGAAGAGTTTTCCGAATAGTTTCGTTATTCCGCCCAAACCTCCTGAAAATAGTTTTGACACAACACCGAAACCGGGAATATTTGAAAACACTGATCCAAGAGCGCCAAGAATTCCAGAAATTCCACCCGCCAGTCCACTTTTCTTTTTCTTATCCTTTGAATCTGGGTCTTTG